AAGGAACTCGTCCGTCACAACACCAAGTTCATGCTGGGATGCCTGCATCGTTCCGACAAACCCGATAAGTTCCGAAAGTTCGGGATATATTTCGTCAAACATTTCGTCAAGGTAACCCTCGTTGACTGTATCTTCCCACGCCTGAGTCCACACGGGGCTGTCCAGCCCAGCACGGTCCATCGCCAAACCTATTGCCTCACCGATACCGCCGTCCGAATCCCAAAACTCATAAAACTTTTCGGGTTCCCTCATGTCGTGAACATTGTCAAGGGTGGGGGCGTGAACGGCAACGGACCGTTCATCGCCCATAAACGCAGCCCGTGCAGCCGCCATCTCATCCGTGGTCATGCCTTCGCCGCCAGCAACAATCGGGCGGGTACTCAAAACACGGTAAGGAGGACCTTGAGTGTTGGGGTCAAACGGGCGTTCCGTCAAGTCATCCCAAACACCGTACACCAAACCGTCATCAGCATAATCAGCCTCAACAATTACACGACCCAAAACCTCGTGACCCTCAATATCTTGAATCAACTGCTTCTCAACCTGAAGCATCTCGTTCAAAGTGTCCGCATCAACCTCAGGCAGATTATCCAACTGCGACCTGATAGCCCTGAGACGCTTCTGCAACTCCCTGTAGGCGACAGTGTCGGAGACACCTTCGCCCCTGTTGATTGCATCCAGCAACTTTGTGGGACTCTTCGGGATACGCTTAGCGTTCGGATACATTGTCACGAAAATGTTCCGCAACTCCTCCACCGCTGCCGCCTCAACGGCATCACCGTTCACAATCGCAGCCTTAAGTTGTTCAACCTCGTCAAACAGTGTTTTATGCAAATCATAAAACGCGCCACGCTCAGCCTCACCCTTGGTTGCGGCAACCCTGACGGCTTCCGCAAGCCTGATTTCAATGTCTGCAATAGCCTGTTGAACCTTGGCAATATCCGCAGCGTTAGAAGTCATAACAGCGGTCTTTTCATCCAGCAAAGTCTGAACACGAGCAACAACATCCTGAGCCTTGTTGCCAGCAGAAGCACGACCCCTGTTTACCGCCTTAACCAACTGCTTCTTAATAGCCAGAATCCCGTTATGGGATTCCTGCAACTGGGCAACCAACTGGTTGTTCGGAACAAACTTTTGGTTAATCACACGACTGAAATCCGACCCATAATCCATCATGCGCCTAAAGTAGCCTTCACGCCCACGGGCAGCCGCCATAGAATACGCATACGAATCAGCAATCTGCACAAGGTCCGTACTGAAAAAGTCAACATCCAAACCTGTTTTACTGCGGAAAATATCGTTCACTTCCCGCACAACACTTTCGCTGGTTATGTCCTCGCCCATAAACTGGGAATACTTGACGGTGCCATCGGGCTGAACCTCGGGTGCGCGAATCTTACGATGCATGGCGGAACCAGTAGTTGAACCAATTTCCGTCATGCTCATATCGGAATCCTTGAAGAACCCCGACCTTTGCCCCTTGTCGCTGTAAATCCACCGAAGCGCATCATCCGTGATGCGGTGGTGGATAAAGTCCTCAACAAAACCAATATCACGCATGGAGCCGTTAAAGTCCACATTAAAACGCCTGTAGACCGTGTTCACCTCGTCACGCAACTGGTTCTGCCAGTTGCGGTAATCATCAACAATGCCACGAAGATGGGCGGGGACAGCACGGTTCGGGTTCTCAACAAGGTCATAAAGAACCTTTTGGTCAGGCTCGGACAACTGGCGAACCGCCTTCATGGTTTCCCTGATGCCCCACAGGTTCTTGTTGTATGACTCCGCCTTGAAACCCTTGGCATACTTTGTGGATGTCCAATGCGCCACCTCTTGCAGAACATCATTGTCGGACAAACCCTTGTTTCGTCCGATGTTTTTGGTGACCAAACCGACACGGCTGGACGGGGTCATCTTCGTCCTAAGGGTGGTCAATTTGTTTGAGCGGGCAATCAGGTCACCAGTAGCCGCTCTGGTGCGGGTGGCAACGCTGTATGCTTTGTTGCCCGAAAACATGGACGCAATAGCCTCGGTGCGTGGCAGAACCTGCCCAGCAAAACGGATACCATACTTGATGTTTTCCGCCTCACGGACATCCTTCGGTACGGCACTAACGCCGTACCGCATAATGTCATCCAGTTTCCCAGCCAGTTGCGGATGCTTCGCCAACATTTCAGCAGTACCCAACCGTGCGGTCAAAGCCATTCTGCCCGCCTTGCCGACATGGTTCATTGCGCCAACACCCGCATAAGTCAGCGGGTCAAACGCGACATCAGCAGCAAAATCAATGATGCCATCAACCCACTTAACACCAGTGTTAATCATCTTAAAGTTTTTGTCACCCGCCTGACGGGTAAAATCAGACCAACTAGCCTTCGGTCCGTTCGGGTTACGGTCCGCGTCCGCCGCATCAAAAGCCTGATAGGTTAGGTCCGCAATTTCCTTAATACCCGACTGGATGCCACGGGACACAAGGGACGACCCTTCAAGGGCAACCTTGACGGGTGCAAACGCAGCCTGCCCAGCAGCCTTGATGAGTCCACCCCACGATGTAGCCTCACGCAAATCGGTCGGCTGACGGAACCCACCCTGCTTGTATTTAACCTCAAGAGTGCGGCGCAACTGGTTCTTTGTAGATTCACTAGCAGTGGAGTTAGAGATTTTTGCCAACGCATTAAAATATGCGTTGTCCAACTTTTCCTGCTCCTCCAAAAGAGAAGTCTTGGTGTCAGGAATTCCACTATCCGTTTTGGCGGGGACTGCCCCGCTCAAATCAAGAGCGTTTTTCTTGTCGGGGACAAACGGGTTCGGCGGAGTGGTATTGGATGTTTTCGGTTTACTAAACGGGGAACGATAAACAGCCATCAGCCACCAAGCAGATTCTTCTTCAACACACTGGTAATCCCAACCAAGGCGGGATTAATCTTCTTTTCTTTCGCCTTGGCGGTAAAAGTCTTGACAAACTGGTCGGTCAGTTCAGATGCCCGCTGTTCCGACTTGCCTCGCGCAATCATAGCCTTACGGAACTCGTTGCTTTTCTGCTTTGCCAATTCATCAATACTGGTAGCAATGCCCTCCAAACCAGTGACACCAGTTCGGGAAGTCAAATACTCACCAGTTGCCATCTCGGGGTTCATGGATGTAAACCCTTTGTTTTTGCGGAACCCCATAAAAGCGGCATACTGCTTTTTCTGTCGTGATGCCTCGTCTGACACAAAGTTGTCCACATCGTCCATCATTTGACTAAGCAGGCTTTCCCGAGACGACTGGTCGGGAAGAAGGGAATTATCCTGAAGCAACTGTTTACGGGCTTGCGTCATAAGACGCTTATTGCCGCCCGTTGCGGCAGCAGTATCAAAAAACTTCTTAATCAGACCCTGATATTCGGACGGCATCATGCGGTAACGCATAAGCGTTGTGTTCACATTTGCTGCGGGGTCATAATCAAACTCGGGGTCAAACTGGGAATACTGGTCCACCACTTCACGCCCCGAAGAACGCAAAGCAGCCAGCCGTTCAGGGTTTGTCGCCAACGCCAAAAGAACCCTGAGCGGATTCACACTCTCGGTGGAACCGCCAGCCTCCAAAGCCGCCAAAATCTGCTCAGCGGAAAGATTCTTTTTCTTAGCCATAATCTAACCCCTATAAATACGGTGTTTTGTTCTACTTGCCCTTACCTTTGGACTTGCCCTTGGACTTCTTCGGCTTGTACGCACCAAACTGCTGCTCCGTAGCCGCACGAGTCGTAGCAGCAGTCTGCCGCCCCTCAAGAAGTGCCTGAAGCCCAGCCTGCATCAGACTGCTACGAAAATCCTCCGCAGCCCCAACATCTTGTGCCTGAGCAGTCCGCAGATTCGCAACATCTTGTGCCTTAAGACCCGTAATACCCTGAGTAAGTCCAGTCAACCCAGCCGCCTGAGAACCCGTAATAGCGTTCCTGAGAGCGGTAGCATAATCCACACCAGCCGCCTGCTGAGCCTGATACGAACGGTTCTGAAGGTCAGCAAGGAACTTGTTGTACGCCTCGTCTGTCCCCGCCTGCTGTTGAGCGGCTTGCCCACTAGCCCCATAAGCGGCAAGGTCGGCACCAAGCCCCTGCTGGGGTGTGGTGCCAACCAACGCCTGAAGATTAGCAAACGCGGTCGGGTCCTTAATGTTAGCCAAAGCATCCGCAGCAGCCTTATTGATAGCCTCGGTTCCCGCAGCGGTCTGAGTTGCATAATAGTTATCCAGAGCAGTCTGCTGCGGCGCATAACGGGCGTTAATGTCTGCAACCTGCTGACCATACATTTGCTGTGCCAACTGGTTATACATTTGCTGTGCCTGAGTTGCAGCAACTTCCTGCTGTTTGGCACCCTGAATACCGCTAATATAGGCATTTGTGTAGTCGGCGGCTTTGCCGCCGCCTCCACCACTACCATCAAGGAGACCAAGCCGTTTCATCAGTTCCAAAACACTTGAAATATCTTCCTGATTTGTCGCTTCTTCAGCCTCTTCATCCACAATAAAGGTATCTTCCTGCTTGAAGCCTTTACCGCCAACATAGCGTCCAGCCCCAACCTGAGCAGCCGTAGGACCGCCCATACCGCCCCGCCGAGGGGTTGTGGGGGCAGGAACCATGGTAGTCGGGGTAGCCCTAGGGACAGTCGTGGTTGTCGCCTTGGGGGCTGTGGTCGTAGAAGCCGCTGTAGACCGCTTGGGAGCCGTTGTAGTGGGCGAAACCCTACGGGGGGCTGTCGTACTAGGGGCAACCGTTGTAGAGGGCGTAGCGGGCTTCCCAGTCGTCCTGCCAGCAAAAGCATTAGACAGGAAATCCCCCGCCCCCCCAGTAGGGGTAGGGACGGGCTGTCCCGCGGGACCAATAGGGGAATACCCCCCGCTGGTCGTATAGTTCTCGTACCTGCCAGTTGCAGGATTAAATTTAAGCATAATTCCCCCTAGTTTTAGTAACTCGCCAAAGACTTAATATTCATGGCATCAGACATAATCTTCTTAGCCTTCTCAAACCGCAATTCCGCAAGATAATCATTCAAATCATCCTGCTCCGAAGCCTCCGTAGCCTGAATTTCGTTCAACGACTCCTGAAGCGCACGGCTTTCCTCACCCAAATCACGCTGCAAAGACTCCGCATACCTAGCCAAACCACGCGACCTGATACCCGACTGAACATTCGGACCACCAAAACCGCGCTGACCAAAACTGGAAACAAGCGGTTGCATACCTTCCGAATATTTGCGCTGAATTTCCGCCATGTTGCGTTGTCCACGCTTCTGACCCAGCATAGCCGAATTAGCCAGTGCAGTGCTGCGAACCTTTCGTTTGCGGATGGCACTAGCCTCCCGCAAACCATAATCACCATACATATCAAAGTTAGACATTACTTTTCACCAACCTTCTTCTTCAAGTCGTCAACTTCTTTTTGTAGTCTTTCCAGTTCACGAGACAAACTCGTGAACGCCTGAATAAGAACACCAGAAGTGTCAATCCCAGAAAGCAGGGACATAAACGGGGGATTCCAAGCCATTACGCCACCCGAATCAAATAGTTCAGAACCACATAGGGCTGAAGGTTGTCGTGTGCCTGTCCGCCACCTGTCGGGTTGTTCGTTGCCGTAGTGGCGTTGTTAACCGCTGTTTCAGAGTTGTTCGTTGCCGTTGTAGCCTGATTAGTTGCCGTAGTGGTGGAAATTGAGGCAATGCTCGGTGTGGTTGACGCACCGTTGGTTCCCGCAGCCACATAATCCGTGGTGTTGTTATGCGCCCCAGAAGAAGCAGAAATAGTTGCCTGCGTTGTGTGCGTATGCGGGTCCTGAGTGTGGTTATGCGGGTTCTGGGTATGACCGTGCGGATTCTGGGTGTGGTTGTGCGAGTTCTGTGTGTGGTTGTGGCTCGGAATTTGTGATTCCGTCAGCGTCACAGTCTTGACACCACCCAGTTCGCCCAGCCCATCAAACTCGGTTTGAGTTGCATCCAAACCAACAATGACCCGACCCTTCAGGTTCGGCAGGTTGAAAGTTGTTGACCCGTCACCAACACCATAGGTAATCCCCACCAACGCAAACAGGGACGCATACGAGGTGCGGCTGATGGCAGAGCCATCTGCCAGCATCCACTTGCCACCCGCAGGAGCAACAGAACCAGCAAACGGCACCAGTCCACCAATGGGGGCAAACAGGTTGGTAACCCCAGCATCCAACTTGACAGCAGTAATAGCCCCAGTGTCAATATTGGTGCCGTTAGAAATACCTTCAGCGAAGTTCTTGACCGCAGTAAAGTTGGCGTTAACAGCAGACGCAACCGCTGCCGTACCACCAGTGAAACTGTTCGGAATAGTCAAAATTGCCATAATTACCCCTTAACCCTTCTGGGCTGCCATTTATAACCGATACTGTTAATACCCCACGGTTTGCTCAGTTCACCAGAAAACCGCAGTTGAACCGCTTTGCACAAACCAAGATTCTTTGCTGTCTTAATTGTTCCACCAAGAACCTCATTGGACCAGTAAGAACCGTAAGGGTCCTGACCAATGGGTTCGTATGCCCACAAACCAGTGTCCCACACCAAACCGCCCTCAGTGGCGGTTTGAGTCAAAACAAACGACCTAGCCTCCGCGCCGTCAGCCTCCTGAAAATCGTGGTAAACATCAACCGTAATATTCTGAACAGTGTCAGTTTCCCTCATAACCAAATCAGGTCGGCGAAACATTTTGCGCTGAAGATAAGAACCAGCATCAAACCATTTAGTCCTGTAGATGGTATTAAAACCATCGTTGGAGCCGTCAACATCAATCTTGTCGTAAGGCAAACCATAACGGTCCACATTCAAAACGCAAGGAACAGTGGGATGGCACATCAGGCGGTACTCAACACCCGAGGAATCCCGATAATCCGTACCACCGACAACACCCTTGTTGTCGTATGTTTGAAACATTGTGTATGACCGCATAGACGGGTCAAACACAATGTTCACAGTAGCAACAACGGCACCCACACCAGTAGTGCTATAAGGCAGGGACAACCAAACACGGCGACCTACCCAAGACACACTGACAGCCTCTGCGGCTGCCGAATTGATATAACCCAAATCGTATGCAGGTCTCAGAGGTTCAAACAGGTCCACAATCTGTGAACCATCAAAAAAGTGCAGACCCTTTTGAGACGAATAAAAATACACGCCAGTTTCCGTCTGCACCATCGCATGATGGTCGGAACAACCAATACTGGTTGACACCTCCACAAGCCTGTAATCAGTGTTGTCATAACCATAAAGCGCATAAATCGCATACTGCTTAAAAATAACAAGAACACCGTTAACAACAACCATCCCAGTGATACCCTCGCCACCACCAAGAATGTCAAAATAGTCATCCTCTTCCCACTTCTGCGGCAAAGACTCCTGAGAAAAATGCACTCGGTTGCGGTGATACACACCCTCCGTAACAACATTCGCGGCAAACATTTTGTTCGTATGAACAATAATATGTTCAGCCTGCGGGAACTTGTCGTTTGTCCCCGCCAACCAATCCGAGTTCAGAACAATGCCACCCAACGCCGTAGCGTATGTGGTGGCACCATTCCACTTATAGGTAGCACCAGCCGCACCACCAGTACCAGTAGCAATATACAATGTGTCACCCCAAGGGGCAAAACAGGCACCATGCAGCCCGTTTGCCGCAATAGGGTTACCAGCAGAAAACTCCAAATTAGTGAAAGTGTTAGAAGCAGGAACCCAACGCTGAACACGCTGGTGATTAGCCAACATCAAATTCGTGTTGGCACCATAAAATGGTGTCAACTTCTGCGGAGACCAAGTACCAGCAATATTCACAGAATGAATACGCTCCATACCACCCCGAGAAAAAACACCGCCACGCGGGTCAACCTCAACATTCAGCATCTCAGGAGACTCGTTATCGGACAACTGAAACTGGTCAGAACGCAAGTTCAGACCACCAGTAAAATCCTTCTGCTCATAAATCTGCATCGCCACCGTTTAACCCCACTGGTTGCGACCCAAAGACTCCAACCACCCCTTATAGGTCGGACGAGTGGCAGTCCTAGCAGTGGACAACCTGAGGGGCATATGACTGTTCGGAATCTGTGCGTTCTTCACAGCCAGTGCCACACCCTCATCAAAAGCAGACTTATAAATCATAGCCATGTCGGTATCCTCAAGTTGCTGATACACGCGAGACACCGCATAGTAAACCAGCGGAAAATGCAGACTCGGAATAGCGTCAACCTCGCCACCCTCCGTCTGCCAATCCAGCGGCTCCCTATAGCCACGGCAAGTCAGCACCCGAGAGTTGTTCGGCTTAGGGTACAGGTGAATCTGCTCAGCCCACACCGCATAAAACAGGGGGTCACCATTAACATCATACGAACCAGAATAAGTCTGCTCAGCCTCGTCATACCCCAGCATATCAAGACGGTAACCAACACCACGGTTATCCACAATGCTGACAATCTGAGACATCGGTTCGGTCGTTATCGTCTCAAACGAATACGCCCGAACCCCAGTCTGAGTAGTAAAAGAAAACGAATACTCAAGAAACGACCAACGCTTCTCCGTATCCAAAATACGATAATAGCCATCCCTGATATACAGGTTCAGCAAAGAATCCGACAAATCATCGGTATCCAAATCCACAATACCCCGAACGGCTGTCCGAATATCGGCAGCCGTCATAGTGCTATACGCCATCAGCCACCTCCACAGCCACAGTATTGTCCTTGCGGGCAGACCTCAGATGCCCAGCACAAAAAACCTCATCCTTGACACGATTTCCCTCACAAGTGTCATCCTTGGCGGAACACTTGTTTCCCCGCCCAATATAAGGACCAGAAGCAGCAGCAAGGCGTGAACCATCCACGGCGGCAAGACGCTTGCCGCCAACAGGCGTTCCATAATACGAATGTGCGGGGACAGAACCAGAAATACTCATATAAATATGGTATCTGTTCTACTTCTTGCCGCCACCCTTCGGCTTGCGAGAAGGAGCAGGACGAGTCCCACGGAACCTGCGCTTATCCTCAGCAATTTCCGCCTTAGACTTATCCGCCTCATAATCAGAACGACGACCCCTAGGCTTAGACTTAGAACGCTTCGGAACACGCGGAATATTCGGTGCCTCACCAACCCGCGCATCACGCTCAGGACTACGAGGCGGAGTATTACCCTCCCTACGCAAACGCTTGTTAGCCTGTGATTCAAGCCACTGCTCCCGAGTCTTGCGGGGACGCTCGGGGTTACCCCTAGGACCCTTTGTGGTGGGAGCCTGCTGACTCATCCAACCCACACTCGGCGCGTCCTCCGCCCTACGAACAGGACCAGCCGACTTGCGCGGAGGCTGCTTCTTGGCGGGAGCCTTGCTCGCCTTCTTTGCGGGAGCCTTAGCGGCTTTCTTCGCAGGTGCCTTGGCAGGTGCCTTAGCCTTTTTAGCCGCCTTGGCTCCAGCCTTGGCGGCATCATCGCCCCACATACCTAAAAGCAGTTTCAGCAAATCATCCGCTGCACCGCCACCACCACGCACCCTAGCCATTACTTCCTCTTATTCACTTTACTATAAGCCTTGTCGGTGGCAGTTATGCCACCAGCAAGAATCGCACCCTTAGCCGCACCACGAACAGTACGCTTACCAGCCGCCTTAGAACCAGCCTTAACAGCCTTAACAACCTTCTTAGCACCCTTAGCACCCTTGGCAGCACCCTTGGCAGCCTGAACAGCCTTAACACCCTTAATGCTTTTATCAACAGCCTTAAACGCCGTACCATAAGGCAAAAGCCAAGTAGCACTATTAAAAGCGACATCCTTCCACCCCTTGGAGGGGTCACCAAAAGCCGCAATAGAACCCGTCTTAGCAGTTTTCCTAGTTGTAACCCCAGCGTTTTTAACACCCTTAAGAGATTTCGTCACAACCTTTTTGGCGGGACCTTTCTTGCGTCCCTCATCCCAAAACGGAATTACATCCTCAAAAGCGTCACTCCAACCCTTGGGTTTACGGGAAACAGCCTTCTTCTTTGCAGCCATTAACTGCCAAACCTTCCATGCTTTTCCTCATGCGCCCGCAGTTGGCGGCGCAACCGCAACTTGTCAGACGCATTCTTGGTGTTCTTAATCTTGTCACGCAAATCCTGCTGCTCCGCAGCCCTCTTTGCGTTACCCTTGGCGCGCTGAGAACCAGCAACAGAACCCTGACGCTCAACCTCCGCAATACGCTGCTTGGACATCGGAATCTCCTTACCGCCCTTCAGTTTACTGCCCTTACGACCAGCAGCCTCACCCAACTGCTGTGCATTAACGGTACGGCTATGCTGCTTTACAAGACGCTCTTTACGCGCCTTAGCAGCAATCTGGGAAGCCGCGTCACGCGCCTCACCCTCGGCTCTAAGTTTAGCAGCATAACCTTCTTTGATGATTTTGCGTCCAGACTTATTGCCCTGCTTCGTAGCCTGCTTCGTTGCCTTACCGACAACACGAGCCGCCTGCTCACGCTTGGACGAACGCCCAGAATCCATCGCATTTTTGATGATATTCACCAGTTTTTTTGCCGCATCATCTGTCCATGCGGGCTGTGGTTTCTTAGCCACAATTAACCCCATTTCCTAGAACGATAAACAGGATTCTCCACCTGCTTAGGCGCAATTTTTTTGGTTTTGCGAGCAACACCTCTGGTGCTTTTACCAGCACGAATAGCATCCGCCACCTCAGCATAAGACCAATTCTTTTTAGCCTGCTTACGGATACCACGAGAAGTGACAGTGGGACTATTCAGTAGACGCTGATAAGAACCCTTGTCAACCTTTGACTGAGCCTTGCTGTACATTTTTTCGCCAGCCTTGGTTGACTTCTTGTCAAGTCCCGAAGCAATTTTACCCAAAGTCTTTTTTTGCTTCTGTCCACGCATGACCTTTTTGACAACTGGAACAACAATGTCGTCAATAAAACCTTCAGGTTTTTCAATGGCGGGTTTACGCTTCCTAGTAGCCATATCAGTGTTCCTTACTTCTTCTTTGACTTCTTGGTTCCCATAATCTGCTTGCCGCGCTTAGACGAGGCTTGCGGCATGGAAATAGCCTTTTCATAATCACGAATATCGGTAATTCCATAGTTTCTAAGCGCGCGCTGCTGGGTTCTCATCTTATCAATCTTCTTAGCGGGATACTTGCTATAACCCTTTGCGGCACTCTTGGCAAGAGCAACAGACTCCTTGGTGTTCAGTTTCTCAAGACGCTCAAGAGCATTTTTAGAACTAGACGAACCCTTAAGTTTGCCTGCCCGCATACCAGTAATGGTGGCAACCTCGTGACGGTATGCCTTGTCAAACGCTTTCTGGGCTGTTTTCTGTGCGCCCTTCTTGGGGGACTTTGCGATTTTGCGTCCCGCAAAACGCAGAGTTGCACTCAGAACATCGTCAATAACACCTTGGGGGCGTTCAATTGCTGGTTTACGCTTCCTAGTAGCCATCAGCGGTAACCCTTTTTGCGGACAGCAGACTTGGCGGCAGCCTTCTTTTTCAGTGCCTGACCAGCCACAGCCTTCTTAATCGCCATGCCGGGACGCGGCATCGGATTAAGTCTATCATCAAAAGGGTTTCTCTTTTTCGGCATTTTGTTTTTCCTTTATGTTGTGTTAACAGAAATGGGGGGCGGGACGAATCCCGCCCCCCATCAAACTGCAAACTATCAGGCAGTCTTAGCCGTCAGTTTGCCCTGCTTGGCACGGTTCCTGATGGTCAGGTTGCCGTAGCACATGATGAGTGCGTA